GGGAACCGCTATAATTTTATGCAGGCAATTAACCTGGAGGCCAGCATAGAGAAAACAAAGTCTGAAATCCCCATACTGGGGAGGACCGGGAAAGGGAATAAGACGACCGGGTGGAAAGGGAGCGGGTCCGCGACCTTCCACTACAATACCAGCATCTTCAGGGAACTGCTGTACCGCTACAAAGAAACCGGCCAGGATGTGTACTTTGATATCCAGATAACCAACGAGGACCCGACTTCCAGCGTAGGAAGGCAGACCATCATCCTGAAGGGTTGTAATGTGGATGGCGGAATCCTGGCCAAGTTTGATGCGGATGCGGAGTATCTGGACGAGGACCTTGATTTTACCTTCGAGGACTGGGAGATGCCGGAGCAGTTTAGTCACTTGCAGGGAATGCAGTAAGAAAGAGAGGATAAGAGGATATGGGAGAGTTAAGCTGTTTTTTAGCACAAAACGCATTAAAGGCAGAGAATGAAATGTATGTGGTTTCAAAGCGTTTCCTTGGAACCGATAGGAAACCGATGAAATGGGAGATACAGGCCATTACATCAACGGAGGATGAGACAATCAGAAAAGAATGCACCAAGAGGGTTCCGGTGGTCGGAAAGAAAGGCCAGTTTACACAGGAGACGGATTACAATTTATACCTTGGAAAGCTGGCCGCCAGATGTACCCTATTCCCCAACCTGAATGACAAAGAACTCCAGGACTCTTATCATGTGATGGGCGCGGATGCACTCCTGAAGGTTATGCTAACAGCCGGGGAATATGCGAACTATCTTGAGAAGGTACAGGAAGTGAATGGGTTTGACGTACCGATGGATGAATTGGTGGACGAAGCAAAAAACTGATTGATGGGGGCGATATGGAAGCAAATATTGCTTACTATTGCCTCCATAAATTACACCGTTGGCCGCACGAATTCCTGGAGCTTAGCAGATATGAGAAGGCATTGGTGATTGCATCTGTGGAAAAGAAGCTGGAGCATGACAAGAAAGAGGCACAGAAGGCCAAGAGTAAAAGAAAGAGGTAGAAAAAGTTTCTAATCCACGCTATAATAAAGATAGATTATTATGGCGTGGAGGTATTGAGGATGGGGCTGTTTGCAAAAAAAAAAAAAGAAAAGTGTTGCATTTGTCATATCAGTGATGGAAAATACGAGTCTCAAGATGGCATGATATGCCAGGAATGCTTTTCTAAGTGTGGAAGGTTTGTGCCAGTAGTAGGATTTTCTTTATTAAAGACTTTTCATAAAGAGGAAATTGAGGATTTTATCCATCAAAATAAAGTGGCATTGGAAAGACAAAAAAATTTTCAACCATCGTTCAAAATTGATAGATATGCGGAATTTGATGATGTGTCTTATCTTTGGAGGGTTAATGAAAATAGTTCTGGTCATATGAAAGTACAGCCTATTGTTTGGTCCTATGATAATTTTGAAAATTTGGAAGTGATTGAAGATGAAAATGATATAATTCAAGGTGGATTAAGTAGCGCTGTTGTGGGAGGAGCGTTATTTGGAAGTGTCGGAGCCATGGTAGGGGGCGCAGTAGGAAAGAAGACAATAAAAAAAGAAGTAAAAAAATTAGAAATCAAAATTATATTGAGAAATTCTTCAATACCTGAGGTTAGAGTTATACTGATTCAAACCCCTACAAAATCAGATAGTTTGGCTTATAAAAAGGCGTATGATATTGTAGAACAAATAGTTAAGAAGTTTACAGATATAAAGAATTTAAGAGATGTCTCACACCAAAGAACGGAAATGTCACCAGCAGATGAAATTTTAAAATACAAAAATCTTCTTGACGCAGGGGCTATCACACAAGAGGAATATGATGCTAAGAAGAAGCAACTTTTAGGTTTGTAAAAGCAGAGCACCCGGAGAAATTGATATGATACCTCTTAAGTAGACAAGGTAAATAACCAAAATCTACTTAGGAGGTATTTTCATGTCCAAATCACCACATACGCCAGAGTTCAGGGCAATGGTTTCTCAAGAGTATCTTGACGGATTGGGCTCGTATGACTTTCTGGCAAATAAATATCAAATCGGTAGTAAAACATTAAAACAATGGGTTGCCAAATATAGGCTGTATGGTCTGCCTGCCTTTCAAATAAGGGGTAACACTTCCTATTCATCAGATTTTAAAACAACGTGTGTTAAAGCCGTTTTATCTGGAGCAGGAAGCGTTGATGATATTGTTGCTAAATATAATATTTGAAGCGAGAGTTCTATACAGACGCCCCAAACCAGAAATGGGTAACGGATGTCACGGAATTTAAAGTTCCTGGTGAGAAAAAGAAACTGTATTTAAGTGCGATTTTGGACTTATATGACCGATACCCGGTTTCCTATGTAATCAGCTGCAGAAATGACAATCGACTGGTATTTAAAACATTTGATAAAGCAATTGCAGCCAATCCAGATGCAAAACCACTCTTTCACAGCGACAGAGGATTCCAGTATACAAGCAGGATAATTCAAAGGAAACTGAAAGAACAGAAAATGGAACAGTCCATGTCAAGAGTAGGCCATTGCATTGATAATGGCCCTACCGAGGGATTCTGGGGTATCATCAAGTCCGAGATGTATCAAATGTATGACATAACAGATGAAGCGTCTTTACGCTATGCAATTAAGGACTATATACGATTTTACAGTAAAGAACGTCCCCAGGATAGATATCAGTGCAAGTCACCTCTGGAAGTACGGATTGCAGCTTTGACATCTGATAAACCGACAGAATATCCTATAGCTGAAAACAAACGAATTGAGAAATATAAAGAAAAATGGTGTGCATAGAAAAATGGCCACACTTGAAACAGTGTGGCCATTCATCAGCACCTGATTTTAGATATTTTACTTGTCTACTTGACAAGGGGCATATCAAATCCAGGTGCTTTTATAATGCAGAAAAAAACCACCTACTCAGTGGGCGTGGATTGAAATTAACATAATAATCAGAACGTCCTTCGGGGCGTTCTTTTTATACGATTTTGCAGGAAGGGGGTGCGAATAAGTGGCAACAATACAATCATCACTTCAGCTTTATGACGGAATGACAGGACCGCTACGCGCAATATCTAATGCCATGAACATAACCATCAGTACGTTTGAATCAATGCAGACGGCGTCTGAACATGCACTAGATGTAGCCGCTTTACAGAGTGCCCGCGAAGAACTCGCAAAAGCAAACGTGTCAGTTGACCAGATGGAGCGAAGCATACAGATGGCGGGACAGTCACAGGATAAGTTCAACAGGAAAATACAGGACGGGCAGGGCATCGCCGATGGGCTTGGGGCGAAGATAAAACAGTTCGTAGGTGCCTATGCAGGTATCCAGGGAGTCAGGATGGCGGTCAGTTTCATATCGGATACGGTTTCGTTACAGAATGTCCAAAACGAAGCAGAGACGAAGCTGGGGGCTATCATGCAGCAACGCATGGGGGCCGGCCCGGCGGAAATACAGTCGGTGAAGGCACTTACAGCAGCCCAGCAGGGACTGGGGGTGGTGGGGGATGAGGTGCAGTTGTCCGGAGCGCAGCAACTGGCAACATTTCTTAGTTCAACGGATGCACTCAATACCCTGATACCTGCTATGAACAACCTGGCCGTACAGCAGAATGGGGTAAACGTAAGTACCCAGGATGCCATTAATATCGGAAACATGATGGGGAAAGTGATGCAGGGGCAAGTCGGCGCGCTTACGAGGGTAGGCGTCACGTTCGACGCCGCCCAGGAGAAGATATTAAAGTATGGAAATGAGCAGGAGCGTGCGGCCGCCCTTGCGGAGGTAATCACGAACAACGTGAGCGACATGAATGCCATCATGGCAGCAACTCCACAGGGCCAGATCCAGCAGATGGCAAATACTTGGGGGGACATAAAAGAGACTGTAGGTGCCAGGCTGTATCCGGCAGTGATGCGTTTCTTTACTGCCCTCAATTCAAATGTGCCTCAGGCGGAAAACCTCATGATGGGATTTGCCGGAGGGTTGAACGTGGTAGTCACGGTCCTCAGCTGGCTGGTTTCCGGTGCCGGTGCAGTAGCAGGATTCTTTCAGGATAACTGGCCCATAATCGAGCCAATCATATGGGGGATTGTGGGGGCCTTGATAGCGTATAATGCAGTGATGGGGGTAGGATGGTTGACAACTATGAAGAATGTTGGTGCAAAAGTATTAGAGTCGGGGGCATCAATTAAAGCGGCGGCGTCAACCTTTATACATACAGCAGCCCAACAAGGTTTGAACGCAGCATTTGCTGCCTGTCCAATCACCTGGATAATCATGGGTATCATTGCACTCATAGCCATCATCTATGCAGTGGTGGCGGCAATTAACAAGTGGAAAGGAACCACCATAAGCGCGACCGGCATCATCGCCGGGACTTTTGCCGTACTGGGTGCCTTTGTCATCAACACTTTTGTCATACCTGTCTGGAACATGATGACGGCACTTGCTAATTTCTTCTATAACGTGTGGAATGACCCGGCAGCGGCGGTTAAGGTGCTGTTTCTGGATCTGGCAAATTCCGTGATTGGGTACATGGCTAATATGGCCCATACAATCGAGGACATCATAAATAGGATTCCTGGTGTGCACGTGGACATAACATCAGGATTGGATAATTTCAAGAATAGGATAGAGGATACGGCGGCAAAAGTGAAGTCAGAATCAGAATGGAAGGAGATTGTCAGTGCCAAGGACTTCATCGATTATGGGGATGCTGCAAAGGCAGGCTACAAGTTTGGACAAGGAATAGATGCCAAGGTAAGTGGCTTCTTTGATGGGTTTGGGGATTTCGACATGGGGGGTGGCGCACAAGGGACGTGGGAAGGTATTAATGCAAATACCGGCAATACAGCAGGCAACACTGCTAAAATGGCCGATTCCATGGATGCCCTAGACGAGGACCTTAAATACATGCGCGATGCCGCTGAACAGGAAATCATCAACCGGTTCACCCTGGCCGAACTCAAGGTGGATGTCAAAAACAATAACACCCTGACCAAAAAGACTGACTTTGATGATATGGGAAGGGCCTTGGCGGCGTTTACGGGAGAATTCCTGGCATCCGCAGCGGAAGGAGGACATATCTGATGGCATACGAGGTATACATAGACGACATGCTCCTGCCCATCCCGCCGCAGAAAATACCCATCAAGTATCCCGGCCAGAATGAGACGGCCACTCTGATTAACGGAGAGGAAATAAATATAACCCGTCCTCCCGGCCTGGCGGAAATCAGCATTGATGTGGTCATTCCACAGATGGACTATCCGTGCGCATCGTGGGACGGAAGTGTGGAAGACGCGGAGGAGTTCATCAGCCGCTTACAGGACCTTAAGGAGAGTGGTGACACCTTTGAATTCATTGTCATCCGTGATTCTTTTGACACCAACATGGACGTGACCCTGGAGGACTACAAAGTGTCGGATGATGTGAAGGAGGGACTGGATTTGGTGGTATCCATCACCATGAAGGAGGCCAGGCATTATGGGACCAAAATCATGAATTTTGCCATAGTCCCAGAACAGCCGATACCGGCAGCGGCATCACCAGAACCGGAACGCCCGGCAGCGCGGCCACAAGTAAAAACATATACCGTAAAATCGGGTGACTGCCTGTGGAACATTGCAAAGAAGCAGCTGGGGGATGGAAACCGGTGGAAGGAGATTCATAATTTAAACCTGGATAAGATTAGCAACCCCAACTTAATTCACGCTGGCCTGGTGCTGGTGATGCCATAAGGAGTTGAGACAATGAATGTGCATGTATATATACAAAACGGACAGACCATCTATGAGCCGGCAGTGGAAGGGAGCATAACCTGGGAGACCCAACGCAAGGGACAGCCGGGGAAATGCTCCTTCACGGTTATATCAGACGGGAAACTGAAGATTGAGGAAGGGAACGCCGTCCGGTTGGATGTGAACGGGAAACCGGTATTCTTCGGATTCATCTTTGAGCGGAGCTGGAGCAGAGATGGAGAAGTCAAGGTAACGGCCTATGACCAGCTCCGGTACCTTAAAAACAAGGACAGCTACAACTATGAAAACAAGACAGTAGGTGAGGTCATCCAGATGATTGCAGGGGATTTTAATCTACGGACAGGCGTGCTGGAGGATACCGGGCACCGGATACCTTCCCGGAATGAGCCGGACACGACCCTGTTTGATATCATCCTGAATGCATTGGATCTTACCTTAATTGCCACGGGAAGGATGTATGTGCTGTATGATGATGTTGGTAAACTGACGCTGAGGAACGTAGAGGACATGAAGCTGAATATCATGATTGATGATGAGACGGCCCAGGACTATGACTTTACGGTCAGTATTGATAGAGATACCTATAACCAGATTAAACTGTTCCGGGAAAATGATGATACAAAGAAGCGGGATGTGTTTATGACCAAACACACGGAGAATATCAACAAGTGGGGCGTCCTGCAGATGAGCGAGTCCCTGGACAAGGGTGTGGACGGACAGAAGGTAGCGGAGACGTATCTGGGCCTGTACAACCGTCCATCCAAAAGCCTATCCATCAAGAAGGCGTTCGGGGATATCAAGGTACGGGCTGGATGTCTCATACCCGTGTTCCTGGATGTGAAGGACATGCAGCTCAGGAACTATCTGCTGGTGGAAACTGTCACGCATACGATAGACAAAGGTGTCCATACCATGGACCTTACATTGAAAGGGGGCCGGAATAAGTGGATAATGAATGGATCGAGAACTTAAGGAACATTTCCTGTCAGGCAGAGGAGGCGGCAAAGCCATGCAGCGTACTTACAGGGACTGTGACAGGGACGTCTCCAGTGGCAGTGCGGATAGACCAGAAGATAACCGTCACAGGCAGCCAGCTGCTCATACCGCGGTATCTGACGGACCACGTGGAACAGATGTCAATTCCGGGAGTGGGTGATGTTGCGGTCACGGTGAAGAACGCTCTGAAAGGCGGGGAGTCGGTCATATTGGTGCAGAAACGTGGGGCACAGCAGTACCTTGTGGTGGACCGATATTAGGAAGGAGGCATGTGATGCTGCCAAAGACAGGAGACATCCTGGAAACTGATTTTGAGATACATCAGATTCCATCAAAAACATTCCGGATACATGAGAAGACGCTGTCTGGATATATAGACGGGAAGGAAGCCGTGTGCCAAGCCATATACTGCACCCTAAACACAGAACGGTATGACTGGCTGATATATAACTGGAATTACGGCGTGGAGTTGAAGGACCTATTTGGAAAACCCATGGGGGTGGTTAAATCAAAAATAAAAAAACGTATCAAGGAGGCATTAATGCAAGATGACAGGATACTGGGCGTCGATGCCTTTTCTTTTGAGGAGTTTGGTCGGAAGTTGTCCGTGACGTTTACGGTCCATACCCAGTACGGGGATATTGGTGCAACCAAGGAGGTGAATGTGTAGTGTATGAAGATACCACATATGAGGTCATCCTTGACAGGATGCTTCAGATGGTAAGGGATGACAGCCCGGAAATGGATACAAGGCAGAGCTCCCCTATATATGCGGCCCTTGCACCTACCGCAGTGGAACTGCAGAATGCATATATAGGCCTTGACTGGACCCTGGACCAGATGTTTGCCGGTACGGCAACCCGGGAGTATTTGATTAGGCGTTGTGCGGAATGGGATATAACCCCACATCCGGCGACCAAGGCTGTTTTGAAAGGTGAATTTAACATTGATATAGAGATAGGTTCCCGGTTCTCCCTGGGGACCTTAAATTATGTCGCCATAGACCGTATGGAGGAAGGAATTTACCGGATGGAATGTGAGACAGCAGGTGCTGTCGGGAGTAGGGAACTGGGAACGTTAGTCCCCATTGATTACATCCAGGGGCTTACGAAGGCAGAGCTTACCGGAATTATCGAGGACGGGAGTGATGAGGAGTCTACGAAAGCCCTGCTTGAGCGGTATCTAACAAAGGTCCAGAAACCTTC